TATTTTATATTCAAAATATAAACATCATAAAATTGGTCGTATTTTCCAATAATTTGAGTAATGATATTGTTTTTAAACAATGTTTTAAAATAATCTCGCATTCCTTGTGAAGAAATTTCAAATAAAGCATTATTAGATTTTTTAAGAACTACCCCTCGTTTTACATCAGTATGGTATGAATTAAAACCATATAAATCATAACTCTCTGAATTAGTAGAAATCCCAAATTCACCATCGTATGTTTTTTGTTGTCCTAAAACTAATTCTATCCTAGCAAGGTTAGTTGTTCCATCAGCATTATAAAGCAAATCTTTACCGTAGTAAATTATAGAATCTTTGTTTTCTTGACAAACTTCTAAATTTGTATCTTTTGCTTTTATTTTATAAATAGCTCCAAATGATTTATCAATATCATCTTTGAAATTCGCTAATGAAGCATTAAATTCATTTAACTTATTAATATTAGTATTTGAATTATACACTCCCGAATAGGTAATGTCTGCAAAACGTCTAATTTGCTTATATCCATCATCGCTAATTGCAGTCGGACAAAAATCAATTGCCAATTCTTTTTCATTAAAAGCATCTCTAATTTGAAAACTCTCTACTCCATTACCTTGACAAAAACAATTATAAGTTTTATCTAAAATGTGGTCAATCATTTGATGATTCCCATTTGTAATAGTATAGACTTCGGGAGTTTCGTAAAATGTTTTTTTGAAATTTTCTTTTACTGTAGTTTCAAAAATATAGAATCCTGATACATAACGAATATCCATGTAGGCATCTAAAAATCCCCTTTGTGTACTATGAGCAGAAGAAAGACCTTTTATTTGTAACCATAAAAATCCAGAAGAATCAGGAGTTATGAAATTTATTAAATTTGGGGCATCAGGATTTCTATCAGGAATACCTCTAATTAATTGTACTTCATATTGCTTATCAGGGTCACTAGATATAAACTCATCAGGAGATATTTGCGTATCGTAAAATTCTTTAAAATTCTTATAGTATTGATTTGCAGTATATATTTTGTCATATACAAGATATGGGGCATTTCCTCCTGTATTACTTGAAAAACGAATATGTATAGTAGAACCTTGTTGAAATTCTCTATCTTCCGTAATTCCATTTTTAGTAATAGTAAAATCCCCTAAAAATGAATATGGTTGGTCATCATGAGTTGCTCTATCATATTGATAATGAACAAACTCATTTGTTTGGTATTGCATTTCAAAATTAGTAGCTTTTATTTTAGCATACTCACCACTAGGCTCAATAATATAATCTGCATTTGTAGAAATAAAATTACTATCCTTATGCGAACGTTCTAAAACTTTGACTTTAATTAAGTTGCTTAAAGGATTTTGAGAATCTCTTTTTACCAAAAGAATATCACCATCTTTAACTTTATTTTTGTTTTCACCATCTAGTTTTATCCATCTGTAAATACCATCAATAAAGAATATATTAATTGGGATTGTTTCGTAATTTTCAGTACTTAATTTTAATCCAAATTTATACGTGGTTGCCCAAACAGGCGGTTTTTGAATTAACGGTATAGAAACTCGTATTTTATTTTGAGTTATAGAATGAGTATTATCAATAAAAACTGTGTTTTTATCACTAATTAAAGCTGTAGTTTTTCTGCCTTGTTTATCTCTATAAATCATACAAATCTCATAACTTCTAAATGATTTCATCGAAGTTTTAATACCTATATTTTCATAACTTGCAGTAGTAGCAGAATCATAAAAATAATCTGTAATAAAATAATTTGGAGTAGATGTTATTTCATATTTAATAACAGGAAATGTTATTTCCATAAAATCACCTACAGAAGTTAATTCAAACCCTTTTTTAATAACATAAGGAGCTAAATAGTCATTTGGGAATACTACACCGCCATTTGTAGTAAATTTTGATGTAAAAATATTATTTAGTTGATTTACAATTGTAGAATTAGCAATTAAATCTGTCAAATTAGAATAAGTATCGGTGAGTATATATAAAAATTCATCATTAAACTGAACTTCTCTAGTAAATCCAAGAGAAGTTAATGAAAATACGTTGCTTTTAAGCCTAAATTTAATGCTAATTAACGACCCTTTTATTAATGAAATAGCAGAACAATCAATTTGTATTTTCCCATTTGTAAGATTATAATATCCTTCTCCAAAATTATACGTTACATCTTCATCTGTTCTATTTAAAGAATAATTAATAAAATTATTACTAATAAAATCAGTTATATAACTCATTAATATAGGATTTCCATTTTTATCTATCAAATCATAGTTTTCAAGATAATTAGCAAATGTAGCCCTATTACCCATTAATGTTCCGCAAACTGCACTATGAGGAATATTATCAAAATTTCTGTAATATTCACTTTCAGGTAAAATAGAATATATTTTTGAATTATTAAACTCAAAAGTTTGAATTGTATTGTCAGCCCAATTTTTATCTTTTTTAATAAATTTTTCAATTATATAAGGAGTGAATTCATTTGATAGTTTAAACAATAAATCAATTCCAATAACTTCTCTATCTCCAGTATCGAAAGAAATATTTACTGCATTATAAATATTTAACATTCCTAAATTTTCAAAAGTATCAAAAGATAAATTATAAATTTTAGGATAAAAAAAGTATTCAGTCCATGTAGAAATAGCTGAATAATATCCATCTTTATATTTATACCGATACGCAAATGAAAGGAATTTGTTTTCTAAATTGTTTGCTAATGCGTTTTCTGTAGATATTAATGGCTCTAATCCTACTGGGTATAAAGGCGGTGCTTTTATAAGCATTATTTCTTCTGCCGTAAACCCATCTATACCCCAAGTTTTCATTCTTTCAACATTTCCAATTCTAGGTGGGTTTGAATCGCCTGACCATTTTAATAAATCCCCATTACCATTAGAATCAACAACGGTATCTACATTTAAAATACGTTCTCCTTCTTTAAAATTTAATCTTGTTCCTGTTGTGGACTGTAAAACAATTTGTGATAATTCAGAAATAGTATCATATTCTATAATAAAATCATAGAAATCAGCTTTTATAAAATTATATACTTTATTTTTAGATGAATTTTTACCACTCCCTATAGTTTTAGCTCCTTGAAAACTATGGTGAATATTAAAATTTGATTTTTTAAAATTCCCAAGTACATTTTTACCAACCCCAGCATTTGAACCTTGAGTAGTATTCACATAAAAATTTTCAGAATCAATCAATTTAGTATGTGGAACTAAACGCTCGTCTAAATCTTTTTCAATAATTCCATCGGTAAAAGTATTTTGTATCTTCATTTTTTAATGAATCCATTGCTTTTTAGAATTTAAAGTGTGAAACAAATCACTAGGTCTTAAATTCATTAAATTTATCTTGGCATTTCTATAAGAAGTATCATAATCTTTTTTAGCTCGTATAATTTTATACTCTTGTATTTGGTCTTTAACTCTTAATAAATTCAAATTTACATAATTATATAGAGCAATTTCAGCAAATTTGTTAATTTTAATATCGCTTTCATTTGAATATTCCAGCCCATCTGAAATATACTCTAAAACAATAACTCTACTTACATTTTCAGAACTAAAATGAATTCTACCCTGTCTAGGATTAATATTAAATGTGCCGTTATTATTTTTAGTAGTATTTAAACCCCATAAAGTAGTATTTAAACATCCATTTGTATAATATTGGCATCCCGTACATGATGTTCCGCAATTTAAAAATGTAGCTTTTTTTGGTCTATCATTAATTTCATCAAACATTGTAGTTCCCTCAACTATATTACCATCACTATCAAATAATATTTCAAATTTATGGTCTTGCATATATGAAGTAGCCAACGGAGCATTATCATTAATACTCATTGGCATTAACTCTCCTGTTTTTTCATTTATCCAAGAAATTCTAACATAATTTATATAGTCAGGAGGCAAAATAATATCATGCGCATCGCCTAACTCTAATTCAATAGCTTTAACCTCTTTCAAAGCATTAAAAGAAAATTGTTGAATCCCTTTTTTAAAATTAAAAAGTATTTGATGTCTTTTTATATTTCCTAAAGCTGTACCATCACCTGTAAAATTAAGTAAGAAATTAGTAACCATTTCTTCTAAAGTAATATAAACATAACTTCCATGTTGCGTTATATCTTCATAATATTCTTGTGGAATAGGAGAGCCTAATTGTTCTGAAACAATTTGATTTATATAGTTATATATATTTGAATATATAGTAGGCGGATTATAATTAGAACTTAGTCTAATATAAAAATTTATACTATTTAGAACAGTTATATTTTTTGGACTTATTTCATCTAAAAATTTAATTGGATTTGACCAAACTATTCCATCGCTAGATAATTCATAAAACAAATCTGTTAAATTAAAATCTGAATTAAAATCAATACTATATACTGATAAAGATACTTTAGTTATGTTAGTTATAGCTATACTACTCATTTATTATTGTTCTTTAGAAGTTATTTTTGCATCTTCACCACTACTAGCTTGAACTACGTCAGCTTCTCTAATACTAATTCCAACATATCCCATTATTTTAACTATTAGTTTTTCAAAACAACTAGGATGCAATTCTATATCTTGCAACAAAGGGTCAGAAGCATTATATAATGGATTTCCATTACTATTTACATAAGTCCATTTAGGTTGTTTCGGCTTTCTTATATAGTATAATTCAACAAAATTTCCAGTAATATCTTGTGGGTAAATCTTAAAATTAGAACCAATCCTTTCTGCTACTGGAAATACTAAAGTAGGTTTTGTGGCAGATGATTTTAATATTCTAGTAAGCTCAACGCCACTATTTACTTCTTCAATCTCAGTTTTATTACCGTTAAAATTATTTACTAATGATAAATTTACTGCTCGGTACAAATCACTACCGCTATACTCCCAAAGTCCTGTAATTACATTTAAACTAAAATTAGTTTGATTTGAATACATTGAAAAAATATCAATTTGCTCTTTTAAGTTTTTTGGTAAATCTGCAAATTCACTATTTGATAATCTCCTACTTTCTTTATTTAACCAATTATTATATTGATAAAATGTATCTTCAAAAATAGAATACTGTGCCAATTGACAAAATGAATCAAAAGCATCAGGTTTTATATATCCTCTATTATTTTTTTCAATTAGATATAAAATAGTATTACGAACAGTATTAATTGAAATCATCTACTAATGAATTTTTTACACAAATGTATAAAAAAAACCTATCGAATTAACAATAGGTTTTAATTTATTAAAATGATTTATTTATTTATTTTATGATATATCCTTTTATATATTCATATAAATCTCTACCAGCATTACTTTGAAAATAATCTGCAATAGCATCATATTCATCAGTATTTCTTGCTACTTCCAATATAATTTCTCCCTTATCATTATAAAATTTAAAGTTAGAGTATTTAATAATCCCTCTGCTTACAGCAGTTTTAGCTACTCCTTTAACTTTTAAAGATGGATTTTCAGCCAATAAAATAAATTTCTTAGGATTTACTTTTAAAGAATCATAAATTTCGCTTACAACTCTACTAGAATCCCAATCTTCCATATAATCTGAGCAAATTAATCTAGCAATAGCATCTTTACCGATATAATCTAAGTTTTTTGCTAATTCCATAGCCTTGAAAAGAACATTAAATTCTTGCTCTTTTTCTTTAGATTTTTCTTTAGGGTCAAATTCTTTAAATACTGATGGATTATCAGCATGAATAGATAAGAATTTCTGTAATGTAATGTTATCTGCTGGAACTTTTAGCATTCCATCAATAAATGTAATATGAGAAACGCTAACAGAACCTAGTTCTTTTGATTGCTTATCAACAAAAAACGAAGGTTGATTTGTAGCATATCGTAAAGCATGAACTTCTTGAGTAGATTTATTAGTATAATTCAAAGGAGAATTAGGAGTATGTTGGTGTCTAATACTAAACGAAATAGGCTTAGTATTATCTGACAAAACATAAATTCTATCTTTTACTTCAAACCTTTCTAATTCAGGAATATCATTAACCATTATTTTAGGAATTAATGTTTCTTCTTTTTTATCAGTTTGAACTTGCGGTTGTGCTAAAGGAATTTTAGCTAATTGTTCTTGAACCATTTTTTCTACCAAATCCGATACTTGTGATAAAGGAATTGTTGGTTCTTTTTCTTCTACTTCTATAGGCTCTAATTTTTCTACTGTTTCTTGTACTTCTGAAATAGTTAATACTTTACTTTCTTCTGTTGGAGCAGGATTAGTCATACTTCCAAATTGTTTTTTTGCCATTGTAATTGATTTAATTAGAATTAATTTAAAAAAAGGCGATATATTTCAATCGCCTTTATATTTAACTTATTTAGTATTAAGTAACCACTACCCTTGAAAAATAAAACCAGAGTTTCTACCTACCATAACTAATGCTTGTTCAGCTTGAAATTCAGTACGGATTTCATCTTTATTAGATGTTCCAGCTTTCCAATCAAAAACAGACATTTCGTATTTACGGTTCATAGCTCCATAAGCTCTATATCTCAAGTGAAGTAATGGTGTTGTAGCAGC